TAGCCGGCTTCGTTGTCGATGATGACGAGGAAAGTGATGAGGAATATGAGGCTTAAAAAAATAGATTTTTAATACAGATATGGATACAGACATTGGCAATCCCATAGAATATAATCCCAATTTGGATGATAAAGATAATGATTCCAGTCAGATAGATCCTCAATTTTTTTATTCACAACAACAACCACCACCATCGGTAATGATGCCACCACCCTATCCTATAATGGATGAACCTCAAAAAATAGATTTATTCGCATCTTTTGATAAGAATGTGTACATTATTATATTTATTTCTTTTATTTTAGGATTTTTTATGGGAAAGACTCAACAACCAATCGTTCTCAGACCGGTGTAAGCCATGTCGGGTCTTTAGGGAGGTTCGCAGATCTAAAATCTCCAATAGCCTCGGACTTCTTAGGCTGTACCACATAACGATTTCTTCCAGTCGTATCTTTTTCAGTGTCCCTAAATACACTAAGAGCCGAAACTTCGACGTCTGTTAATGTATTTGAAAAAATTTCATTCCTCTTTAAAAAAAGGTACAATAAGTATAAAATTATAACGCATGATATAATATACGTGATAATCATCTTATTAAAAACCGAGATTTTTTTTAATAAGATGTTTTTTTGAATTTTATTTTTTAATTACGCGCTCGACTTATCAGCCTCAGCCTCAGCCTCAGCCTCAGCCTCAGCCTCAGCCTCAGCCTCAGCCTCAGCCTCAGCCTCAGCCTCAGCCTCAGCCTCAGCCTCAGCCTCAGCCTCAGCCTCAGCCTCAGCCTCTTCAGGGATCGCCTGACGCTCTTCCCTCTCTTTCTGTCTCTGCTTTATCTCTTCGGCGATAATAGCATCAGCCTCCTTGACGAGTTCCTCCATGGGAGCATCGGGCTTCTCGAGTTTAAGCTTCTCGATGACCTCGGCTGGATGACTGATAGGTGCCTCATCCGGGCGGTTATAATACTGAGAGTTCTCGTCTCCAGGCTTTTCAAAACCATTACCCCTATCGATCATATCACGCTTGCGCTCGTTGAACATCTTAGCGGCCATCTTTTGATTGTCGGCATATCCAGACATAAGCTCTTCGAGCTTCTCGTTTGTATAGTGTACGTCGTCAATCTTAGTATTATCAGGTGGGATAAGAAGCCATTTGTACATATCAACTACGTAAATGTCAAAGGTGCTATCCTCCTTCTGAAGTCGCTTCGCATGATTCGCCGCCTCATCACGGGTACTGAAGGCGCCCCGAATCTTAATTCCAAACTTCTCGTTTTTCTGTGGGCACTCAGGTCCAACAATACTAAGGCATGCGAACAGTTGACCAGGTACCGTGGTGTAATCTTGTTCGAGAGACATTGTACTATATTTGGGTGTTTTACCTTTAAGTAATCCAACTTAGAGCTAAAAATGTATAATTTATCATGGAAAATCTTCGTCGTCTTCATAACGACGAGAAGAGAGATTTAATAACACGAGTCACACGAAGGGGTGATAGTATATTGGATGTTGGTTGTGGTTTTGGTGGTGATTTAAAAAAATGGGAGAATGCTGGTGCTAACATAAACATGTGTGAACCTAACGAAGAAGCTTTACAAGAAGCGAAGAGACGGGCGAAAAATATGAAAATACGTGTTAATTTTTATTTGGGGGACATACATTCTACACCGGTTAGAAAACACGATATTGTGTGTTATAATTTTGCACTTCATTATGTTTTTCAGTCAAAAGAATTATTTTTGTCGACGATGCGAGAAATTAAAAAAAGATTAAAACCGGGTGGAAAGTTTATGGGTATAATACCAGATTCTCATGCCATAATTTTTAAAACACCGTACCAAGATGATTTGGGAAATTTTTTTAAGATGCAAGAAACTAGTAATGGTGCTTTCGGTGAAAAACTTTTTGTACATTTAGCTGATACACCTTATTATGCAGACGGCCCCAAATCCGAACCACTTGCACATAAAGATTTATTGATTTCACATTTAGAAAATGAAGGATTTACGTTAGAATTATGGGAAGGTTTAAAGGGTCATCCAATATCAGAGTTGTACAGTAAATTTATATTGGTATATAAAAATGCTGACCGTGGTATTACTATTAGTGATCAGCGTCATTATAGTTAAAAACATACGCGAAGACGAGAGAGTTATAGACGTGAAGATGAAATATAAAAAGCTCAGGGAACATTTAATCAACACTCACGAAGAAGACTTTAGGAAAATTTATCAACCAAAACCACTCGTCATAAAACATAGACGTGGTAATACACCAGGGTACAATACTAATAAAGGATCTGAAATAGGGTTGTGTCTGGATGGAACGGCGAATGATATGTTTCATGTACTCTTACATGAACTTTCACATTGTGTAGTGGATGAATATTCACATAGCAAAGAATTTTGGAACAAATTTTCGAAATTGACTGACATAGCTGTTCAAATAGGGGTATACACAAAAATATCAGAACAGAAAGAATTTTGCGGATCGCACGTCATCGATAAATAATATCATATACTTATAAATGTCAAGTGTTGTTGATACTACCGTATCTGTTCCATTAACTAGATTTACTATGTCTGTTCTTATATGGATGCTTTTATTATTCAGCATACCTCTCATGCGTCTAGAATGGAAATATTGGGCTAACATGTCCATGTTAACCGTAATCTTACCAATGATAATATGGTGGCTTGGTAATCACAGCATTTTTTTGAGTTCGAAAACGGGAACCGTATTCATGGTTTCGGCGTTTTCTGTCCTGTTTATGATCCTCCTGACTGAAGGTTTAAAATGGACTAATTTAAAAAGGTACCTGAAAGAGTATGGTAAAGATCCTAAGGATACTGCCGTAGCAACGTTGGTGGTAACGGGTGCTATGGTAGTTGGTGCTACAGTTGCGTACGTATCTCAGAGTGGAGATGTACTTCGATTCTAAAAATAACGTCGCGTGAAATAGAAAATTATAGCGGCGACCAAACCCGTAGAGGCTAACCCTACAAAGCTTCGGTTACCCTGTGCGTTTACGAATTGGGGAATAGTGGTGGCGAGTTTATCTTGGACGGGCTTGCTCACGGCTGCGGCACAGCAGGCCGCGACGATGAGAGCCTGCATCTGATCATCACTGAGATCTAAGGGGTTCTTCTTTTTGGAGTCGGAACCCTCATTACCGGCGGTTTGGGAAACCATGGCAGGGGGCTGAGCCATCATCTGCTGTTGGACTACACGAGGGTCCATAGCCATCATAGGCGCGTCTAAACTATCCTGGGGCTGTCCCATAATGTCGGCGATTGGAGTAGAATCCATGGTTTCTTTATTTTGTAGTATATTTTTTTCGGGCATTTTTTCCACGAAAGATGCGCTACTGTTATTTATAGGAACCATTCCATCGGTGGGGTCAGATAAATTTAATGTAGGAATATCGACAGACATTTAATAGTGAACAATGTTTTCTGTTAATTTATTTTTCGCGGTCATCTGGTTTTAGTTATCTTTAGAGGAGTACTCTTTTTGGCCTGTTTAAGATTATTGGATGCACTTCCACCTTTTGGATTGAACATTTTCTTATGTGCATTCCAGTACTCTGGAGCCCCAACTTTAAAATTTTTTCGTATTTTTGCTTTATACCAAAATACACAATCTTCTATACGATTACTCTTGCTGGTGTTATCCAAAACAATGCATTCATAATTTTCAGTACAGGCATCCATGACCTTATTAAACATATCAAAATTTGGAAAAATTCCAAAAAACGATTTATATAACTTTTCACGATTTTGTATGATATTCTCTCGCAAAATAAAGACATAATCCACATTAGCACGAAGCGCTGGAGGCAAATCCATACAATATTGCATAGTCAGCATAAAGAAGATCTTCCAGTGACGACCATTCATAAAGCACTGTCTGATGCAGGTGTCGCGCATGAACTTGTTGTCATACATACAATCATCTAACAGGAGAAAAGCTCCACAGTTTGTTTTACCCGCACCCACGAGTTTCCTCTGTCTTTCCATAACACGTTCTATGGCATCCCTGTCATAATCTCCATAAATGAAAAGATCTGGAACATATTGCTGATAATAGTGATTACCTTCTTCGGTTGCGGACAACACGATTCCAGCTGGTAAATGTTTCTTGTGCCACAAAATATCAGTGACGAGTGTAGATTTACCAGTATTACGCTTACCAACAAAGACACATACTTTATCATCCGCCATTGTGGCTGGATTAAATTTACGTAATCGTAGATCCATCTATAATACTGCCCCGTTTTATTTCATAAAATTTTACTCACATCTAGTAAGAATGGCTGGTAAACTCCAACTCGCCATCACAGGTGCACAGGACCAGTGGCTTACTGGTGCTCCTGAGATTTCGTATTTTACATCTATATTCAAAAGACATAGCCAATTTTCTACAGAGGCGGTAGAAATACCTCTTTCTGGTGATGTAAAGCTAGGAAGCTTGTTAAAATGCCGTATACCCAATAATGTAGGGGATTTAGTGAGAAGTACTGTACTTAAATTAGAAATGGATACTCTCGTAGGAAGTTCTAATCTATACAATACGTCTATAGGTACGCATGTTATTCAATATGCCGATCTGAAAATTGGAGGGCAAACTATAGAACGTATTACTGGTGATTTTATATACATGTATAATCAAGTTTATAACAACACAGATGAAACTGACACAACATTATATTATTTAACCGGTCATAATAGATTATCTAATCCAAGTACAGAATTATATGTACATCTCCCATTTTATTTCTTCAGAAATCCAAATTTAGCTATACCCGTGTGCGCCATAACTAAACAACTCGTAGAAATAGATATAAAATTCAGAGATGTAGATGACGATATATCTTTTACTTACACGGCGTCAAATTCCATAAATAAGAGAAAAAGAACTACGGATGGAGGTATAAAAAATGCTTCCATCATAACCGATTTTTATTTTGTTTCCGAAGATGAACGAAACTTTTTACTTACAAGACCCATAGAATATTTAATTACACAATTACAGGTATCTAAATTGGTGTATAAACCAAATGAATCAAAAAAATCCGCACTTTTAAAATTTAAAAATCCAGTCAAAGAGATGTTTTTTATGGCGAAAGAAGAATACACTGAAAATCCATATCAAGTAGAATGGTACCAAATAGGAACCGATCTAAATGGTACAGGAGGTGAATCATTTGGATCGTCGGTTTCTATGACTGCAGATGGAAAACGTATAGCTGTAGGAGCTATGAATCACAACAGTAATGATGGTGAAGTGCGTGTGTATGATAACATAGACGGTCAATGGACTCAAGTGGGATCATCGATTCCTGGTGCTCCAAACGAGAGGTTTGGGCAATCAATCTCTATATCTTCGGATGGTATGCGAGTAGCCGTGGGTGCAGCTTGGGGTACTGAAACGATAAAGATTTATGAATACTCAGGATCTACTTGGAACAAAATATTTGAAGCGAGCGGGGTTTCAGGTGATCAGTTCGGGAGAGTAATCTCTATATCATCAGATGGTAAACGTGTTGCGTCCGGTGCGTCAAGTGATACTTCAAACACTGGATATGCTCGCGTTTATGATATAGATTCTGGAACATTATTAGTTCAATTAACCGGTGTGAGTACTAATGAATATTTTGGTTCGTCTGTTTCTCTGAATTCCGATGGTACACGATTAGTCGTAGGCGCTGATCAGTATCAGAATGGTAATGGTTATGTAAGAATTTATATAGAATCTGGGGGTTCATGGTCACTATTGGGTTCACAAATTTCGGGAAAAGCTAGTGGTGATAGATTTGGATACGCATCTTCCATGTCTTCTAACGGAAATCGTATCGCTGTAGGTGCATATCTTAATTCGACGAGTCGCGGATACGTTCGTATTTATGAATATTCAGGTAGTCCACCTAACTGGAATCAAATTGGATCTGATTTAGAGGGAGACAGTTCAAACGATATATTTGGATTTAGTGTATCATTATCATCTAATGGTAAACGCGTTATAGTTGGTGCTCCAATGGCAGCGAGTAATGACAGGGGTGTCGTAAAAGTATACGAAGAAACTGGTGGAACTTGGAATCAGGTATTTTCGACTATCGAAGGAGGAGAATACAACGGAAATGGTGATATGATGGGACGAAACGTATCAATATCCAGTGATGGAAATGTCATAGTTGCAGGTTCTGATTTAGCTAGAAATCAAGATGGAAAGGTTGTGGTGTATACATGTGTGACGCTCGAAAATCGTCTTCTGGATACTACAACGAATGATCAAGCCTTGACACCTTTGACTAACGTAATCTTGACAGGTAAACGTTCTGATTATAGATTAATTAAAAATATAAAGTTTGCATGTAATGGTGAAACTATATTTGATCAAAACGGACAATATCTCGCATACGAACAATCACTTCGTCATCATACAGGATGTCCAAGTCCCGTGTATGAATTTTATATGTACTCCTTTTCTATTCAACCCGAGATGTACTACCCCACGGGACAACTAAACATGAGTCGTATAATACATAAAAAGATAGATGTTGAACTGGAAGATGTCTCAACAACGTCCAAAACTAACTTATCTATCTATGCTCAAAATTACAATGTGCTTCACATAGAAAGTGGTTTAGCGGGCTTAAAATTTTAACGTATAGTATTAGGAATGGCGGGACGATTGCAACTCGCCACGAAGGGTACTCAGGATATATTCTTCACGGAAAATCCAGAATACACACACTTCATAAAAAATTTCAGGAAACATACAAACTTCGCGAAATACGAAGTAAAACACGATTTAGATGGGAACCTAGAATATGGGAGTACGTTAAGATGTACAATTCCTAACAATTGTGGTGATCTCATAAAAAACGTGAGTGTTCAATTCGAACTTCCACATCTTACATTTGGTACTACATCACCGGTGACGTATACATACATAGAATCTATAGGTCATGTATTAATTGAATATGTTGATTTGATCATAGGAGGACAGGTTATACAAAGAGTACCGGCAGACTGGCTCCAGATACATTCTGAAAATTATATAACTCAAACGAAACAGACGAATTTGTCTAAATTAATAGGTAAGTGTCCAGATGAACTTTCAGGGACGAATGTGAGTAGTGTGAATATAGAAGGATATTTGGGAAACGCAACTACTCCTCGAAAATGTATAGTCGATATACCTTTTTATTTTTATAATAATTCGGAATTGGCGCTTCCTCTATGTGCACTTACTAAACAGGAATGCGAAATAGAGATTAAATTGAATAATAGAGAAAATTGTATAACGGATTTACCGACGCACGCTTCGCCAAATAATACAACATTTAATGTTGTCGAGAGTGGTACGACGCAATATATAATAGACGGCATTGTACATCCCACCCTAACATTGATAAAAGGTAATACGTATAATTTTACGTATGATAAAACTGGACATCCTTTTGCGTTAAGAGAAACTGATGGTGTGACACCGTACACAAATGGTTTAAGTTCGGCAACAGATCCTGCATCTTTTACAGTTCCACTAGATGCACCAGATACGTTAGAGTATTATTGCACGCAGCATCCATCATCTATGAAAGGGACTATAAACCTAATATCTCCAGGTATATATGACGTGGGTATAAATTCCATGTCCCTCCAAACGGAAATGGTACAACTTGGAGACCCAGAGCGTGTGAAATACCAATCCGAACAAGTGAATCATATCATAACACAACTTCAAGTGAGTAGGGATACGATTCCAGCCAATACAAATCCTTTTAAACATAGAACTGAATTTATAAATCCGGTGAAAGAGTTATTTTTTGTCATAAAGCGAGTGAGTGTATCAAATCCGTTTGATTATGATCATCCGAGTCAAATTTTAAACGATGAGTATATTTCCTATGAAAATTTACGAAGTTTGGAGATGACTTTAGATGGTGAAACTGTGTTAAATGAAAATACAGGCAAGTTCATAAACCTTCGAGCTGTTCAAAGTGGTATTCATCATTCTCGAACGCAATTATTCAGGCGATTTTATTCATATAGTTTCGCATTAGAGCCAGAAAGATGGTATCCGACAGGCCAAAGAAATTTCAGCATGATCAATAATCAAGATTTCAAATTTGACTTGAACACTTTGTCAGAAGATAGAGAGCTTAGAGTTTATGCGCTAAGCAATAACATACTAGAATTTAAAGATGGAGTCGCAAAACTTCGCTTCAACTCTGGAAAAATCGGCAATTGAGATTATAACACCCGTGTTAGAACACGCGGTGGTACTTTCAGGTCAATATGCTAAAGCGTGTGGTAGAGACACGATCTTAGGAAAGGATATGGAATACTGTATGAAGTATTGTGCTATGAATACGGTTGGTAATAAGATAGGTTCCTATTTCCCGGACATTTACGACGAAGAGGAATCGGATGATGAAGAAATCGAAGTCGTAGATGAAGTGGAAGAGGATATCCAGTTTGAACCTTATTCAGGTAGTGATGTGAATATGCTCGCTATAAACGATGCATATGATGCATGGGAAGCGTGGAAGCCAACTAATCCGTCAGAAAAGATGATAAAAAATGCTATAGATAATAATGAGCACCTCTGATTTACCAGAGGGGTGGACTGATACAAATTATAAGTCATTTAAGGCGGTAGATGACTCATCAGAATCTAGTCTCTCAGACGAAGAAGAATCTGATGACGAAGAAGAGGGTGAAAAAATTAAGGGGTACAGGAAAGAAAAATATAAAAAATTAGTGTTTGTAGAAGAGTTATTACCAGAATAAAATCTTAACTTATTATAAAATGTCTAACCCTATCACCCCCGAGGTTCTTGCTACCATCTCCCGTGAGCTCGAGACTCAGTCTCTCAACGCTGT